AATAAAAAAGTCTGTAGAAGCTCCTGCCTCCGACAAGGAGGCATTTGTCATTTCTAAGGTAAATAAGTTAGATAAATTTGAAAATAAGACACACCTAACAGATAAAGAACTAAAGCAACTTTTATCCCTTGTAGGGTTTGAAGGACAAGACTTAGTAGTAGCTTGGGCTATTGCTAAAAAAGAATCTAATGGTCGTCCATTGGCATACAATGGCAATCATAAGACTGGAGACTCCTCTTATGGGGTGTTTCAAATTAACATGATAGACAATCTAGGTCCTGATCGTAGAGATAAGTTTGATCTAGATACAAATGCTGAGTTATTCAATCCCGTAAAAAATGCGGAGATTGCATACTATATGTCCAACGGGGGAAATGACTGGTCTTCTTGGAAAGGTATTACGCCAAAGACTAGGGCTTGGATGCAAAAATTTCCTAAATAAACTTTAGGTAATAAAGAACCTCTACTGTAAAAAGTAGGGGTTTTTTATTTTATACATACGATGAAGATGATGGATACCATTCTGAATATGCTGATGATCCATAACTGTTTGTTGCCAGAACCCTGACTCTTGCGTAGTTCATTGGAGCGGCGTAAGGATAAGTAAGTTGATAAGGAGAAGCACTTGTAGTTACTGTGTTTGGACCAATCAACGCAAAGCCACTTGCTTCAGGATCTGGGCCATTTGCAGCATAGAACTCTATTCCATAACTAGTTGCTCCAGATGATGCTGTCCAAGTTACTGCTCCCGAACCACTTACTGAAACACCTGTTGGCGTGGCTGGAGCTGACCCTGCTGGGAATGATGGGAAGAAAGGTGGGAAGAATGGTGGGAAGAATGGTGATACTGATCCAGTCGTTGTAAAGCTTGTTGTGGCAGATACGCTATTTCCAGTTTGCAAATTACCTGAGTAAATAGTTAACGTAATACTATATGTTGTGCCAGGGCTTCCAAAAGAAATATTTCTAGATGTAGCCGTAGCGCCAGTTGCTCCATCAATACTTAAGCCGCCAGGAGAAGCTGAAATAGAGTATGACTGTTGACCAACAGAGCTCCAACTGAAAGTTCCTCCAGTATTATCTATATTAGTAACTGTAAGGCTAGTAATAGATGGAAGTGCTTGTCCTGTTGTAGTATTGCTTCCATTGGTAAAACCAGATTGAACAGTAAAAACTGTTACAGTCGCACTCTGACCAGCGGTTAAACCAGTTACCGTAAATGGCAAGGTGCTTCCAGAAGGAGAACTAAAGGCTACGCTGCCAGCGGTAACATTAGCATTCCAGCTAGGGCCACTGCTGTAGTTTGTAACAGATCCAGTAAAACCGTTTGAAGTAGCGGTATTGGCTCCAAAGATAGGAGTAATTCCTGTTGGTGTTGGAGCAAAGTAAGGTGGGAAGAAAGGAGGAAAGAACGGGAAGAATGGAGGGAAGAACGGTCCTGGAGCTACTGGAGTAAATGAATTACTAGCAGCAGAACTTAGAGAATCTTGAACGGTATTATTTAATTTAACAACTGCGGTATAAGAAGTACCATTAGTTAAACCAGATACAGTAACAGGAGAAGAAGAAGCTGTTCCAGTAAATGATCCTGGAGTTGTTGTTGCAGTATAAGTTAAAGATGTGTTAGGTTTTCCAGTATTTGCTGGAGCAGTAAAGGCTACAGATACACTAGCATTACCAGCAGTTGCAGCTCCAATAGTTGGAGTTCCTGGCTGGCGATTATCTGAAGAACCCGTTACTCCTGGAATTGGCATTATGCAATCAAGTCTCCTGCAAGTACCCAAGTATCTGTATTTAGCTTTATTAATGTTGCCATTGATCCAGCTGCACGTATTTTTGCTCCTGGGGTTGCATATGAAGTAATACCAGAAGTAAATGAAACCGTAACTCCTGTTGTAAGTGCAATTAAATGTATTTGAGTTCCAATAGGATACGTAACTGTCGCATTAAGTGGAACGGTAAAGGCAAAGGCACCATTCATTTGAACTAATGTGTTAGCATCAGATAAAACAAATGTATATCCTGCAGTTTTAGCAGTTGTATTTACATTAAATGGTTGAAAATTTAAAAGGCTTGTTCCGTTACCAACTTGAATTTGTTTGTTTGTAGTATCCCAGGCAATTCTTGCATCTGTTACAGAAGATGACGTAGTTATAGCAGTTGCTGCAGCTGGAGTAGCCCATGACAATCCAGAAGCTGTTGCGCTATTTGCAGTTAAGATTGTTCCGTTAGCTCCAACGGTTACAACAGATAAGGTGTCATTTGCTGATGCTGAAAGTAAATCACCTTTTGCATTAAAGCTTGAGGCTTGAAGTGATCCTCCTGTGTCAATAGCGGTAATCTGATCCTGTAAACTATTAAGTGTATGTGCAATTGACGGTACGACTAAGTTTGCCTTATTTGTTTCAGCTGTATTAAAGGTATCAGATCCATAATGGTATGTTCTAAGTGCAACCTGAATATCAGCTGGGTCAGCAAGACCTGGAATTTTTGTTGGTACTAAAGTACCTATACTTTCAATTGCCATAATTCACCTCTCTAAGAATTATATCACAAAATGTGATTAAGACTCATCTATTCCTGCAACTATTGATATAAATAGATGGGTAGTTACGGTTCCATCTAAAGGAATCCATTCTGCTGGTCCTGAATCGTCGTCGTACTCTACTGCGTTAAAATTAATTACAAGGTTTGTTCCAGATCCAGCAAGTGCTGGTATAGACATAGATGAGGCAAGTGGATTTGAATGGGCAATGCTATATTGAATATTAAAGTTTTCTGCTGTTAGTGAAGTTTGACTTACAATGTTAGAGATTGGAATACTAATCTGTGCTGCGCCAGCAGTATAGTTTGTTAGGTGTGTTTCAGAATATATTACGGGGTTCATATCAAGAACTTGAATCCATTGACTTGTATTATTAAGCCCAGCTACATATTGATAAAGATATCCATAGTCTGCTCCTGGAGTGGTATTAATATACATATCGTTTAAGATTAAACTGTTTGACAATAAAACACCATTTACTGTTGATAAATTTGGATCTCCAGAACCAACAATAAATCTATTGCCACGAGTTCCAGTTGGACCAATATCAACTAATACCTCAACAATATTGGGTGGTCCTACAACTGTTATGCTATCAGTAGATACTAATACTTCAGGCATTAACCAGCACCTGTAATATCATTTGTTACTGTAATTGTTCCTGTTAAAACTGTAAAAATAACATCTGGGTTAGGAGTTTCATTAGTTATTTGAACATCATAAACATACGTTCCAGCTGCTAAAGATCTTCCTGTTGATGGAACAATTGTACAAGTTATAATATTTGTTACATCATTTACTACTGCATTTGCAGGATAAGAAACAGATGGTGCTACAATAGGCCCTCTTGTAGTAGCGATGTTAAAGCTTGCGGTATAGCCAGTTAAATCAAATGCTTCTCCATTGGAGTTTTTGGGTTGAATAACAAATTCTGCTGTATCGCCACGATAGTAATTAAAATTATAAGTTCCTGGAAATGCCATGATTCCTCCTAATATATTATACCACTAAGACACTGATATATACATGCCCTTTAAAATAATGGTACTTTCGCTATCTGTTCTTGCCTGAATAATTCCACCCTCAGATTTAATCTTTGATATATCTATATATAGGGTTTGATTAAATGACATTTCGTATGGATATTTATATTTTAACATTCCTATATATCCTGTTGGTGATTCAACTCTTGGAATATATGTTCTTAGCCAAGCCTCTGTACTATTTGAATCCGTGTTTAAAATAATGTCATATCTAATGTCGACTTTTGCTCCTACTTTTAATTGTTTAAAATTAATCCTTCCAGTGCTCTGGTTCCATAGAGATACCGAACCTATGGGAAGAAAAGACAATATATTATTTTCAGGATCTTCATCTATTAATAAAGTTACCCAACCATCATCTCCTCTATTTGGACCAAGATGTATTTGTCTTTTATTTTTGTTTTCATAATAAGCCCATCCAGGATATTGACCAGATTGGCTTTCGTATGATTGACCGTTGCTTTTACCAGGTTCCCCTTTAAGTCCTTGTGGTCCTGCTGGGCCAGGCTTTCCGTCTTTTCCTGGAACTCCACGTTCACCTTTAGGACCTTCTGGGCCTTGAGGTCCTTGTGGCCCTATATCACCTTTTTCTCCAGTCATTCCTGGTACGGCAATATACTCTGTATTTCCTTGTAATGATTCTTGAGTTAACTGAACTGTCTCAGCATATTTCTTTTTTGGAAAGTCCATGCTTTTTGACATGAACTATTTTACCTTAAATGTTTTTTTACCAATTTTAATAACAGGTGGCAAATTAGTTTGTGGAGTAGAAATTTTTACAACAGGCATTAAAGGCTCGTTCCACTAACATCACCAAGGACGCAAATAGTTCCAATAACTGGAGTCCAAGTTGTATCTTCACCTTCTCCAGAGCCAGCTGGAATTACAACTTGTAAATCAAAAGAAAGTTCTGCTACTACAGATCTATAGGCTGTGCCCCAATTTGCGGTAGTCCCAGATGATACTTGAATTTCACCATAACCTAGTCCAGAAACAACAGGAAGATCATCTAATACTTGACCACTTGGATCATATGCTGTAGCAATGTAAGTCCAGTCTGTAGTATCGTATTTTGTTGTTTCATCGTCCTCAAAAAATTCAATTTTAAGGTTTGCACTGTCCCCACGAACTACTGTCCATTTAATATTTGCTGGAGTAGCTCCATACTTATCGATTGTAGGGGTGCACATAATAATTGATTATACCATAAAACTAACACCTAAGCTCAGTGGGTGGGGTGGGTAGAACCTAGGTGTTAGCTCTTAAATTATATCTTATTTTATTAAAAATCCAGGAATATACAGAGTTTAAT